CCACTTGAGTCGATTTTAAATCTTTGTACTGGATCATCATCAGTTGCAGCAGCATCTTTTAATTTAACTACGAAAGAACCTTTATAAGAAGCAACTCCTTCCTCTTCAGAACCTATTAAAATTGCTGGTTTTGTACTTGCAGGAAAGTGATCAAAACCCATATATGCTAATCCTTGAGTGCCTCCAGGATTACCAGCAGATGTTTCTATTCTGAATATTTCCCCATTTAATGTGGATTTTATTGTTGTTTTACCTTCATGAGAGATGCGAAGTTTTTCTGTCGGTGCTGCATTTGCAGATGTGTAGAAAGTTAAATAATTATTTCCACCAGTTCCACCAGATACAATTGCAAACTCACCAGAGGTAGTATTTTTATGAAGAGTTCCTGATGCACTACCACCAGTTACATTTGTATTAATACTACTTCCTGTTCTTATATCAATATGTCCTACAAGTCCTAATCCAGTTCCATCAAAATTAAGGTTTGCTTCACCATTCAATCCAGCACCACTAGTTGCAGTTACAACCCGATTATCAGAACCAGATGTAAATGATGTAACAGCAGGAGTTGCCCAACTTACTGCACTTCCTGAACCACCACTTGTTAATACCTGTCCTGATGTTCCATAGTTTGCACCACCGATTCCTAATTGACCTGAACTACCAACTCTAAATTTTTCACTACCACCAATCTGAAGAAGAAGATTTGATGTAGCATTTACATTACCTGTTAAATTTCCAACAAAAGTTGTTGCAGTTGCGACTCCTGCGTTACCTAACTGAATATTATTTCCAACATTAATATGTCCAGCTGTTAAATTACCAGTCGCAGAAAAGGCAGGAGCAGTGATTATACCAGCATAATTAACACCAGACAGCAAATCAATCGTGCCATCTGTTGCAGTTATCTTATCATTATTATTGACTCCACTAATTACTATCGCCATTTATTTGAAGTCCTATGAAGGTTCAGTTGGCCAAGTAGGATTTTTAGGGTCAGCAGTATTAGCTGGTAAATCTCTTAATGCTTGCCTATAAGTCTTCCAAGCATCTGTCATAGTAACATCAGAGTTAGCCATCCAATCTGATTTTGCAAGTTTATTATTTCTTCTTATTCTTAAATTTTCTAAATCAGCTTCATTTGCAATATAATTATCTAATGTAGTTCTCTGTTCCGCAGTTAATGTAGGTGTAATAATACCCTCTACATCACATATTACATAATTTTTTATTCCCATTTTTTGTAGGAAAAAACCTGTCATTGGATGTTCTTTCATTAGGATTGCCTCATTATTGGAAAAACCATAGCTTGATAGCGACCACCGACACCACCACCATCACCGTCTGTGGTTCTTACTTGGAAATATATATCATCTGTACCATTTGAAGTAAATGTGGCAGTTTGTGATGCAGATTGTTGATAAGTATTACTTCCTCCTTCTTGAAAATACGCTTCATCAACTAGAATACTACCACTTCTGTTTATTCTCATATACCAACTGTCTGGATCACCACTTGGATATTGACCACTATCGGTAGATGGTGTAATAGAAAAATGACAGATGTAAGTTCCAGCATCAAGGTTACTTACTGTATATACGTTTGCATATGAGGTATTACTTACAGCGAGAGTACCTTGACTAAATCCAACTTGAGTACCAGCATCTCGTAATACTGAACCGTAAATAGTCATTAATCAACCTCCTTTAACATAAACTTGTATTTTTTGCCATTACGATTATTTATCAAGAATAAATCCGATTCTCCTTCCTGAATTGTGTAGTCACCCCAAGTTCCATCGACATCATTTCCACCTTCATCTTTCTTTCCCTCATTAGACAATTGTAAATCTTGAGTAAATATGTTTGCCCACCTTAGACTTGAAATTCCTAAATCATAAGTATTATTTGCAGCTGGAACAAAATTACCATCATTATTAAATGCTGCCCTATTAGTCCCTGCACTGTAGAAATACAAACCTTTATTACCACCTGTCGCCCAACTACCAATATGCATATTGTTGCTATGTTCCTTAATATATGCATTTGAGCCGTCATGATATATTGCCATATCACCGTCAGTTCCATACTTAGAATCTACACCATCTTGATGAAACGTATGTCCTGTGTATGTATGAATACCAGTATACATCGCACCTGATGCTTGTGCTTGTACTTTTACATTACCACCAGAATCTTTAATAGAAGTTGCATCAATACCAGTTAGGTTCGCTCCACTACCTACAAAAGATGTTGCTGTAAGTGCACCGTTTGATGCGTTAAATTTAAGACCAGTGTTTGTTTTAAAACTTTGAGAACCAGTTGCAGAAGGGGTAAATGTAATAAAAGTTTCTGTATCGGAAGTCTCATTCGCAACAGAAAGAGTGTTTGCTGTGGTCGCAGTTCCAGTTAATGTACCTGTAAAGTTTGAGTTACCACCAACATATAAACTACCGCCAGTCATTTTAATACCAGCTCTCGCAGTTATAATACCAATTGCATCTACATTCTTAACATCTTCATAAGTTAGCACACCACCTACTGATAAATTACCACTTACATCAGCATTTCCATTTATATCTAATCCTGTTGCAGTAACTATACCAGTTACATTTTGATTGAGAATTGTGGATGTAACAATCCCAGTTACCGTAATACCATTCGGAAAATGAGGTGCACCATCACCAACTCTATTTTTTATACTGTCAGCACGAATTATCGACATATCATTGTTAAAGACGTAATTTTATTTATTTATATTAGACATCGGGTGTCCTTAATCCGTAAGCATCAACAACAAATGTCTCCCCTGCATCTACAATTAAAGATTTTGTAGGAGCGACAACTATTTGTTGGAATTTAGTATATATTACACCAGAGTTGCTAGATGATCTTGATAAAGTTGTATCAGTGGTTACAGTTGTTTCATCATCAGACTCATAAAAAATTGTTGATGCTGTACTACTTGCGAGTGGTGTATCTGATTGAGTAACACCAGTTAAACTAGAACCATCACCAGAAAATGATGATGCAGTTATAATTCCTGATGCATTAATCTGATTTACCTCGAATCCAGCAGAGTGTAAATTCTGAGTATGGAACTGTATACCTTGTGTATGACCTAAAGTAAGTGCTGTTCCGACCTTGATTGTATTTGCATCACCATCTATTACAGTTGAACTTGTTCCAAAAGTGGCAATACCAGTTGCAACTATGTTTCGTGCACTGATATCACCAGTTGTAATATGATCTGTAGAAGTTAATCCTACATTACCAGTTCTCCCATAGAAACCAGTGACAGCACTACTTGTTGCACCAGCAAAACCAAGATGTCTGATTTGTATTTCAACACCAGCAACAGGTGCTACAGAAAATTCAATTGTATTAGTTCCAGCAGTTAGTTCATATGACCTTGTTACCCCATCACTTGTTGGATGTTGAACTACACCATTCAATGACACAAGTAAACTTTGTGAATTAGGTGCTGGTTGAGATAGAGTGTAAACTGTAGTGCTACCATCTGCAGTGTGATAATCAACTACATTATCTTGAATATCAAATGTTCCTCTTGTTTCTCCAGTTAAACTACCGAAGAATATATCATTGACTGTGGGTGCAGTTTTAAAAACAATTATATCACGAACTTCAACAGCATAACCCTCCGTGAAGTTAAGACTGTCATTAGGTCTTTGAATTACATTATTAATTGCTATATTTAATTGTGTAGCGTGATGAAAACGAGGACGATTTCCATTTCCGTGAGTGATTCTAAACTTTGTATTTACTCCATCAAATGCAACATTTAATGTGTGTGATGTTCCACCGCCAACAGCATTTAGATTGATTGCTGTTAGACTCGCTGCATCAGATGCAGATGCTGCAAGTTTAATTGTATGTGCAGTATCTTCAATCACATAATAAGCAGTCCCACTTGTGAGACCACCGATATTACTTCCACCACCATTATTATATGTAACTCTCTGTCCCTGCACAAAACGATGTTTTAAAACTTTAATAGTTTCATTTGCAGTCGATACCACACTTGATGCTGAACCATCAAAAGTTGCAGTAAAAGATGAGATATCATCTAAGACCTTAAAGTTATTAACGCTGTCTCCAACTATATGTTGATTACCAATATATGGCATTACTCAATTAAACCTTTCATATTATTTATACTAAGCATCTTCAAACCAATCATACCAGATTAAAAGACGCTGTTATTCTAGGTTCATCACTTTGACTTTGAGAAACCATATGTAGTAAGTTAGATTTAAATATTAACAATGTTCTTGCACTAGGACTATAATCACAATTAGATTGACTTAATTCATTTCGTTTTAAATTTTTTAAAGGGAGCATATTCGGTTCTTCGTAACTTTTAAAGATAGTTTTACCTGCATTTTCAGGATTTTTAAAAAAATATATAGCACTAAAAAATGAAAAAGGATGATAGTGATATTCCTGATAATCATACTTATTATAAAAATTAAACCAACTTTCATTAACTTTATATTCAGCTTCAGAACCTAATTGTAATGCAAATTTATCGGTATTATATTCTATTTTCGTTATTAAATTATTAAAAAAATCACTTGTATGCAATGAAAATTTTTCGTATGTATTATATACATTTGTATTCCAGCCCTCACCTCCACTTTGAGTATTTGATTTGATAAACTCAATTTGTTTTATTAAATTTTCATTTTCATCTTCAGATATCAAATCGAAAACTTCTAATATAGGTTGTGCAAACCAAGTTTTTATAACAGCATTATTTGATGACATCTTCTATATCTTTATCAAATGAGTATTGTCTAAAATTTGAGGGTTTAGTTTCTTCACTATGTATTCCCCTAATAAAAGAAACTAATGTTAGTCTAGGTTCTTCATTATTCATATTGAAACTATTTGCTCTATGATAGACTCTTCCGTAAGTTATGCATCGATTGTAAACATTTTGAATTCTGACAGTTTCCTGAAAATTATCATTATATTCTCTTAGTTGATTAATAAAATCAAGTCTATTTACATTTTCACCACGATAAAATTTTATTTTTTCTGACATTTTTAATAAATTATCACCCAAGTCTTCACCTTTTGTTAAATCTAATAATTCATATAAAGATGTACCTGCGTCTGGATTAGGATTTTTATTTAAGTAAACAATAGATGCTACATCACAAGAGCATCCATCACTATGCACCCAACCTTGATTCATTGCATCATCAACTTTGTCTATCAATTGAAAATGACACATTGAGTCATCCCAATTTACTGCATACTTATCAAAATCATAGTAGCAACTTAAAATTTTTGCAACAATATAATCATTCAAATCTTTGTTTATTTCATGTAACACTTTTGAACGAACACCTGGCCACCTCCCAGAATTATCAGATTTCATATCTAGAGATAAAGCATAATCTCTAATTAAATCAGGATTAGAAAAAAAATTATCTCTTATCGTGCTATAGTAATTAAACATAATTAAAATTAACTACTACTCTCGTTTTTTCGTCTGTATGACTTGTGGCTGCGTGTTCCAAATTTGAATTAAATATTACCATTCTGTTTGCAACACTGTTTATTTCTTCACCGTGCTTAAATATTGTTTTACCATTATTAGTATTCATATAAAAAATAGCAGTAGTGCAATCCTTAAAATCAGTATGATATAGATGATTAAATAATTTTTCAGTCCTTGTTGTTAAATTCATTTTAACTCTAAAAATTTCTTTAACTTCTAAACCTTTGAAGAAAGGTTCCATGTATTGAAAGAAATCACTTTGAACTCCACCTTCTCTGACTATGGTATGTGTAAATTGATAATTATGAGTATCGTAACCATCACTTTTAAAATCATTAAAGTACCAAGGAAAACAATCACCCATTACAATGTTTTGAATACGAGTAAAAACATTATCCTCTAAAAAGTTATCTATAATTTTAATCTTTGAGTTCATTCATATCCCAAGTTATAACTCTTTTTATGTCATCATTTTCATTTGGTTTTGTAAAGTGTCTTACAAACTTTGGTGTAATAATAATATCACCCTCACTAATGGGAAGATCATAATAGACAGTATAATCAGTAAAAAAATCATTCCAAGGTTGTATGTACATTGTCTGAGGATGATTATCATTTAAATTTAAATATAAAATAGCCGCTAATCCTGTTGAACCGTGATTATGTGGTAGTTGAAAATCTCCTTTATCGTATGTGACAGACCATGCATCTTCAATTCTTAAGTCCTTTTTAAAGTGTTGAGCAATTTCTTGGAGTTCATCTTGTAAAATGAGATAAAAACTTTTTATTAAACCCACTTTTTCCATTTGTCTATTTGTTTTGAAATTTTGATTTTCTACTCTCTTATCAGGAAAAATATTGAAAAGTTCTTCAATTTTTTTCTTTTTAGATTCAAAATTTTTGACCTTGATTAAATAATAAGGTATGCTAAACAATTGATTCTCTTTCATCATAACTCCCTAAAATCGCCTGGTAATCCTAAAAATGGTCTTTTGTCATAAATGTTATCGGTTGAATTAGGTCCACTTGCATCATTATAGTGTAAGAATACTTGTACACAATTTTCACCTTTAAAAGCGTCTCTCCAATGTTCTAATATACAACCTTTATACATTAACATATCACCAGGTTCTAAATCTATTCTTAAACCTTTATTACTACCTGGTAAATAGATATTGTTTTCATCGACATCACCAACATTAACATCTGGGTCTAAATAAATTGGCCAAGGTTGACCACCTAAGTTTAAAGTTGTTGAGATTTCACAACTGGATCTATCTTTATGTCTTTCTAAGACATTTCCATTTTGATAAATTCTTACATAAGAATAGGTAGGCACTAATTTAACACCAGATTGTTCCTCCATAATAGGTTGAACCTTCTCTAATAATGTTTCCATTGCTATGTCTGAATAATGACAATATGAATTTGGTACTTGTGAATCTCCCCATACACCCCATTCCGTGGAGAAAGGAGAAATCCACCTATCATCAAAAAGTTTTTTTGTTACTTTTCTTTTTAATGTAATATAGTCACAAATAAAATCAGCTACTTCTTTTGAAATAACTTTTCTTAATACTTGAAAATGATTTGTTTTAAAAGTCATCTTTTAATTATATCATCTTTTATTTAAATGGCCAACCCCAATTCCAAGCAACTAAAGAATATCTTGTGCCTCTAGTTACAGGTGTTACTCTATGCCAAAGAAATGAAGGGAAAACAACAATAGAACCTTTTTTAAAAATTTGATGGCAAGCGACTTTACTACTTTCAATTTTTTCATTCGTCCACTCATCAAAGGAAACGTTTTTAAAATCGAATTGTAGTTGTCCACCATCATATTCTGTTCCATCATTTAAAGAAATAGTCATTGACAATTTTCTAATTTTACCTTTTTGAATAGGATCATCACCATCATTAGGTTTATCAAAACTGTCTATGTGCCAACCGTAATACTGTCCTAAGTTATATTTTGTAAATTGACAACTCTCTGTCCAATCCCATTGAAAATTCCATCCTGCATTCTCATTTGCAGTTTGTACGTATGGTTGTATCTCTTTGTAAATCCATTTATCACTCATCCAAACAATATTTGATTTTCTTTTTCTCTGAATATTTTTGAGATCTTCATCTCCCTGTGTAACCGCTACAACATCTTGATGTTCTAAACCATATTTAACTATGTCATCACACAATCTACTTGGTAAAGCAGATTCAAAGTACCAGTAATAATTTTGTAAGTTCATTATGTAATTATATCAACCAGTTAGAAATTGATATTGAATGGAAAGTAAAATAAGATCTTCATTATTTTCATTTGTAGTTATTTTATGTTTCAACGTAGAATTAAACATTATCATTTTATCATCTTCTATTCGGATTGTCCATTTCTTATCTGCAAATCTATTATTATCATACTCAAAAATAATAGATGATTCTTTTTTACCTTGAGAAACTGTGTAGAGACAAGATAAGTCTGGTTGATTTGGTAAATCCCACTTATCAATATGATTATGTAAATCTAAACTTTCACCAGATTTTAATATTAAAGCATCTGTTCTTTGATGGATAATAAAATCATACTCAACATTATAAATTTCAGCGTAATAATCAGTTAACCATTGCAGTTGTTGATGGTAATTTAATTGAATATATTCTTTAGAATTAAAAGGTAGATGTGATATTATATGAGATTTCAAATCTTCGTTATTAACTTTTAATATTTTAGGTTTGAAATCGTAAATTAATTGCAGTTCAGATAATGTAATTTTTTTCATTTTTCATAATAAAATAATTTTCCAACTTATATATCTGTCCAACTAGATGATGAAGTATCCCAATAAATTGTTGGATTACCTATCGCTTTTTCTAATGTTGCTTCCCATCTTTGCAAATTCTCATTCCAACCAATATTATATTGTTTTGTATCTGATCCATCAGTATAAGTTGTTGTTGATGGATAAGCTACAGGACATTTCCAACTAGCGGTTGAAGGATCTTTTGTCCAACTGGCATTAACTTTAGGTGGGTAAAAAATCTCATCATCATCATCCCATATACTTCCTACGGTTGCATAATTTCCTCTATATGCTTTAGATTGGTCAGATGCTAATGTTCCATCACTATTCCAATACTTATTATCGTGTGTATTATAAGATGTTTTTTTCCATATTGGCCATCCTGTTAATCTTTCTAAAAATTCAACACCTACATCCTCCAACTCTGTACCGTCTGCACCTTGACAATCGGCATCAGCAACAACATTAACTGTTATTACTTTATTATTTAATCCTATTTTTGCAAAATGAGCCATAATTGTTTACTGATACTTGTATCGAATTGCTACAAAACCTGAACCACCATTACCTGTAGTTTGAGCAGCACCACCACCTGAACCACCGCCAGTGTTTGGCTGACCAGATGAAGGACCAAGTGAACCAGGACCTCTGCCACCTCTTCCTCCACCACCTGCACCACCTGGTGCAGCAGCATCTTGGTTATTATCAGAGGAAGCACCGCCACCACCACCAAAGTATCTACCTACAGGACCACTGCCATCACCATAATTTGGTGCTGTTGGACCAAAGAATGCAGGTTCTATTTGTTTTCCCATACCACCTTTTCCTCTCTCATCACCAGCATTATAACCACCTCCGTATCCACCAGGTCTACCTGCTCCAGCAGCACCACCGCCACCACCAGGAATATATGCAGGAGCTTGTGTTCCAGGTGGATTATTTCCACCTGGTTGACCTTGAGGTGGACTTACAGGTGGTTGATTACCACTTCCTCCACTTGCTGGAGGGTTCCATCCTGCTCCACCTCCACATCCTCCTGGTTTTCCAGGTGGTCCTCCAGGTGTGCTATTTACACCACCGCCACCACCACCAGCAGCTGTGATAACAGAGAACACTGAATTAGAACCATTATTACCTCTAGTATTATTAGGAACACCTCCTGCTCCTCCACCAACTGTAATTGGATAAGTACCAGCGTTTATTGCTAAACCACCTGTAG